TTAAAGATTTCGCTGATTTTATTGTTGAAGAAACCAATAATCCAAAGCATGAAATTCATTATTACGATCTAGACGATACTTTGGTTCATCACGATAACAGCAAGCTTAGAGTTCACGTCAAAGATTCATCAGGCAAAAGAGTTAGAACCTTGACGAGTTCTGAATTCAATACTCATCAATTGCCTCCTGGACATTCATATGATTTTGGCGAGTTCAAATCTTCAGATGTGTTTGGTAAATCAGCGAAACCTATTAAGAAAGTCATAAATAAATTGAAAGGATTGTCTGATAAAGGTCGTAAAGTAGAAATACTAACAGCGCGCCAAGATTTAGACGATCAGCCTAAATTTGCTCATCATATGATGAAGTTTGGTATCGATATCGGTAAGGTTCACGTTAGAAGATCTGGTAATCCTCCGAACGAAAAGAAAAAACCCTCAGAGGCAAAGAAAGCAATTATATCGGACGCTATTGATAAACATGGTTATAAAAGAGTTCATTTGTATGATGATTCAGCGGAGAATTTAGAAGCTATGTTGTCTTTGAAAAAGAAACATAAAGATGTAGAGTTTCACGCGCATCATGTACAACATAACCCAGAAACTGGGGAAACAACTATTACTACGAGGAAAGTTTGATGATTAATTTTAAGGATTTTTTAATTGAATCTAAAGGAGCTGACACTGCTTTTTCTGGCCATGCTAACGAACATCTTACTCATCATTTATTGCAAAAATATATTAATCATTTAAAAAATTCATTACAAAATGGTTCTAATTTAGAAAGTTCTCATTCTGCTGCTATGCAGCATATGTTAAATCAAAAATATGATCCGAATAAATTTTCGCAAATTCCTGAATTGGGAAATGCGAGAGCTCATTTCGGCGACGAAGAAATGGGAAACATGCATGAAGATTCTAAAAAAACTGCTTCTGCTATTATAAATCATCTTAGAAATAATTATAATTTGGGCGTTTCAGATTCTAGACATATTGGTAAAGAAAATGTTGGTAGGTCTGGAGGAGCTGATTTAGAAATTAGTACGCAAAATGATAGAGGAGAACCTGATAAATCTAAAGTTTATTTAGAACATTTGGGAGCTTCTTTAAAATATGCTAAATCTCCTTCTTCTACAATAAAAATACATTCTCCTAGTGTAAAAACTATGTCTGGTATAATTGATAAACATCATCAATTAATGCATGGAGAAAAAAGCGGTTTACAAGAAACTTTAAATAATATAGGAAAAGAAGGAGTTCTTTCTCAACAAACTGCTTTGGCAAAACATCATGATGTTTTATCTAAATATTTTAATGAATTAGGCGATAAAAAATTAACTTATAAACCTATGATGAATTCGAATGGTCAGGTTATTGGTGGAAATTTGAGTAAACACGCTGTGAGTCATTTAAGAGACAGTAAAGATCCTAAGTTAAGAGCAGCTTATAATGATATGGCAAATGAAAATTTAAAAATGAAAACTAGAATGGCTGCAGCTTTACATGATTCTATTTCTAAAATTTTAGATCATCCTTCAACTTCTCCAGAACACGATCAAATTAAAGAATCTTTAATTAGAGATATGGCTAATATTCATAAAGATCAAGCTCCATCTATACTTGTTTCTACAGAAAGAAATAAACCTGAAGCTTCAGTTTATGATACTAGTGATTATCTTACTAAATCAATTACAAGAAATGGTTTAAACGGTCACAGTTATTCTGGAAAATCAACTTTTAAAGTTGGCCCCATGGATTTAGCGTTAGATACTAGACCTACTACTTCTAGAAACCCTGTCAGCTCTTATCCAGTAAATGCCAGCATAAAAACTTCTGATGTTAAACAAAATGGAAGTTATCCGAAAACTGTAGAAACACCTCCAACAACAAAAAAAGTAAAGAATAGTAAATCACCTACTAAACCAACACCACAACAAGTAGCGGCTTTAAAACATCAACAGACTCATCCTATATTTGGTAATAGTACTGGAGAACATAGCGGTACAAGTTTCTATAGTCCGGCTGACACCGAACACGCTCAAAATATGCAAGCACAAGGAGCGCAATAATGCTTAATTTTAAAACTTATTTAATAGAAGCTCCTGTTAAACAAACTGAAGGTAAACCATTAACTCATCTTCGTCACTTAGAAGATAACGCGATTTACGACGGTCATGAAGGTGTTGCTAGAGCTGCTGATTTTCTAGACGACGCTCATAAAAAACTATTGGGTAAAAATTCGGCGACTCATTTTTCCACAAAGTTTGATGGTGCGCCCTCTATAGTATTTGGTCATCATCCACAAACAGGTCAGTTTTTTGTTGCAACAAAAGGCGCTTTTAATAAAACTCCAAAACTTGCATTTAGTCACGAAGATATCGATAAACACTATGGGCATGCTCCAGGATTGGCTAAAAAAATGCATGCTGCTTTTGAACATCTTCCTAAAATTATGCCACAAAACGCAAAGGCCGTAGATGTATATCAAGGCGATATGAAGTATACTAAGCCTGATATTACAACCTCTGGTGGTCGTCATAGTTTTACGCCAAACACTATTACGTATTCAACACCTACTGATTCAGCCGATGCAGCAAAAATTAAGGCGGCAAAAATGGGCGTTGTAATTCATACAAAATACAAAGGACCAAAAGGAGCTGGACTCGAAGGTATGTCAGCTGGCCCATTAGATGATAAAGAAAGAGCTAGATTAAGTAATCATCCGGATGTTCATAATATTGATCCAACAATAACAATAAATCCGGCTAATTATACGCCCGCTGAACAACAGGAATTTCTTAGTCATAGAGAAGCAGCAACAAGAACTTATCGCAGTATGAAACCAGAAGCTTTTGATGTTGTTTCTAAACATGGTCAAAATATTGAAACTCATGTAAACGATATGGTTAGACAAGGCGGAGAGCCTTCTGTTGAAGGTTATTTGGCTCATCTTCAAGCAAGACATCAAAAAGATTTAGATTCTGTAAAAACTGAAGCAGCAAAAAATAAAAAACGTCAAGCTCACGCTGCGATGATGCAAGAAATATATGACAATAAAGATCATTTTAAGAAAGCTTTGGAGCTTCATAATCATCTTCAAAAGGCCAAAGATGTATTGACTGGCGTAATGGCCAAAAACAATCAATGGGGTCATTCAATTGGTGGTGAAGGAACAAATCCGGAAGGCGTTGTTGCTGCCAATAAAAAAGGTGAAATGACTAAATTTGTCAACAGAAAAGAATTTGCCCGTCAAAATTTCTTGAAGGGCGCTTTCCAAAAACAACAGGCGGCTGCTAATGCTACGTAGTTTTCTTCAATACTTAAGAGAGTCAAATAAAGATACAAGACCAGTAGTATTGACTTACGGAAGAATGAATCCGGGTCCTACAATTGGTCATCAAAAAGTTATTGAAAAGGTTCATGATTTGGCCAACAAACAAGGTGCTCATCATGAAATTATTCTTTCTCACTCTCAAGATTCAAATAAGAATCCATTAAGTATTGATCAAAAGTTAGAGCATGCAAGAAAGTTTTTTCCACAAACCAATTTTGTTGGTTCTTCCAAAGAAACGCCAACAATTTTACATCATCTAAGTAGATTACATGCAGCTGGACACCCGGAAGCAACTGTCGTAGTTGGTTCTGATAGAGTTCCTGAATTTACTAAAATGTTAAAACAATATAACGGTGTTCCTGGTAAACATGGTTATTACAATTTCAATAAATTAAAAGTTGTGTCGGCTGGCGATAGAGATCCTGACGCCGAAGGAGTTGAGGGTATGTCTTCAAGTAAAATGAGAATGGCCGCGCAAGCAGGCGATTTTGATAGTTTCAGACATGGCGTTCCTTCTCACGTTCCAGATGAAGATGCAAAAAAACTATTCAACGATACCCAAGCAGGTATGAACGCGGGAAAATAATATGGCCGACGAAAAACTTCTTTTGGAAAAATTTGCCAAAGCTTTTGGCGTTGAAAACGTATTGGAAGATCTTAAGATAAAGAAAGCAAAAGAAACTGCCATATTAGAAAGTATGCAAAAAGCTGTAGGTAAAATTAATACCGTTCAAGAAATAGAAATAGAAACCATTGTTGAAGAAAAATCAATAACAGAATCTGAAGTTATTGTTGAAATGGGTAGACAGCCGGAACCAGTTCTTGATAAAGAACCTATTGTTAATAAGTATGTAAAAGCTTTGTCCAAAATAACAGACCAAAAGGGTTCGGCAGAACAAAATAGTATACCCGACATTTATCGTCGAGAATTAGATATTATTAAAAAATCAATTGCTGATTTTCATCGTTTTGCTCAAAGACATTCGCAACTTGGTGGCGGTGGTGAAGTCAACCTTCGCCATTTAGATGACGTCAATAGATCATCTATCGCTGACGGTCTCTATCTTCGTTACGACGCAGCCACAAAGAAGTTTGTGTTTGACGATCCAGTCTCTAGTCCAAACTTACTTAATGTAGCTTCTGATATTATACCATCAACGACTCTAACATATACTATTGGTAATACAACAAATCGCTGGGCGCAAGCATATATTGATGAAGTTATTGTTGGTGCAAATTCTATTACATTCCAAGACGTGATAGGTGGAAATCCTGATCAAACGCTTTCTCTCGCTAATCAAGTGTTTTATATCACTCAGGGCGCAGGAACTAATACACAGTTCAATGCTAACGCTGGATTCAATGCTGGCGGTATCGTTTTGCAAAACTATACTGTTCAGTTAGCAAATGCATCGCAAAACTTGATAATCGGTTCTACTTCCGTAAACACAAGCGTTATCTTTAACCAAAACATCCAAGCAAATACAACTATTACTTTTACTGATAATACCGTACAAACTACAGCTTATAAGCCTCCGAATGTAAGAATAGCAAATGTCATTTCAAACACAGTATTGATTGACTTTTCGACTGACAACTTTGTTCATATTCATACCAATCAAGGAACTGTTACAGCTAACATACAAAATTTGACAGCTGGTAAAGTTGTTGAGCTATTCATCTTTAACAATGTCGGCGGTACTCAGCAGTTCAACCATGGCGTTTCCTCAACACAGGCTACAGGCGGTTCATCTTTTTATCTCAGCTCTCACAATACGATGTATGTTAAGTATTTCTGTTTAGATGGAACTTCAAACAATACGTTCGTAGCTGCTATAACATAAGTTAATTTTTCTGAACAATTATAATTTATAAATAAGAATGTTAGTGCAGTAAAAGGCCACGGCAGACCTGCAAGAAGTTCTTGGATAAGTCTTAGGAAAACTCCAATGGTTAAAAAATTTAGTACATTTGATCCTCAGCTAGTTGTTGTAGAGCAACTTGCAGGTTCTGTTGTGAATCTCACTAACTCGGCGAAATTATCGCTTTATAAAAAATCCCAAAAAACAAGCATACCCGTTGATATACTTGAAGAAGTATATCGTAGAGGTTATTCAATCTGGAACGATTCCTTCGAAGGAACTCCGGAACAATTTGCATTTGATCGCGTCAATTCATTTATTGCGGGCGGATTTGCGCTGCAATTAGACGAAGATTTATTGGAAAATTGGCAAGATTCAAAATATAAAAACCCAGAAGGCGGTTTAACAAAAGCTGGTGTAATGGCCTATCGTAGAGAACATCCGGGAAGTCATCTTAAAACAGCAGTAACAACGGAACCTTCAAAATTAAAGCCAGGATCAAAATCAGCAAATAGACGTAAAAGCTTTTGCGCCCGTATGAGCGGTATGAAGAAACGTTTGACTTCGGCTAAAACTGCTCATGATCCGGATTCACGTATCAATAAGTCATTACGTAAATGGCATTGTGAAGAAAACGACCTTGAAGAAAAGAAGATGATGGATAATCCTTGTTGGAAAGGTTATCAAGCTTACGGAACAAAGAAAAAGAACGGCAAAACCGTTCCTAATTGTGTTCCTGTTAAAGAAGATTCATTAAATGAATTATCACCCGAATTAGTTGGTAAAGTTAATAAAGCTAGAATAGTTAACAATAAACCAAGTAAAACCGAAGTCGGTAGTGACACTTTATTAAAAGCGGTTCAAAAAGCCAGAGAAAAAACTAAGGTCGGTGCAGCTGAATCTTATACGGGTGCTGAAAAAACTTCCGATGATTTTACGAAACCAAACAGTAGATTTATTGGAACTGATAATTTAGATAAAGTATATAAAGAAGAAACTCCGGGTCAGTCAACAAAAACTATTAAACGTGTAGTAAAAGAAATCGCGATAAGAGACGCTGCTGGACACGTTAAACAATTAAAGAACGTTAAAATTAGAATGGCCGATGGGTCAATAAAAAGCTTACCTCCAGGTAAAAGCGGAAGCTCTGGTGGCGGAGGAAAGGAATAAAATGCAAAATAAAGAATTAGTTGATCAATTAAAAGTGTGTTTGGCAAGTACGTTCAGTTATTACTTGAAAGCTCATTACTTTCATTGGAACGTTGAAGGTTCAAACTTTCCTCAATATCACGAGTTCCTTAAAACAATTTATGAAGATTCTTTCGAGGCTGTTGACGATATTGCAGAAAGAATTCGTACATTAGAAGCATATGCTCCTGGTAGCCTTTATCGTTTTCAAGAATTAACTAAGATAGAAGATCAATTAAATATTCCTTCTCCAATAGATATGTTGAGAGAAATTGAAAGAGACAATAAAGCTATTATTGGTTTGTTAACAAAAGCGGCAGATACTTCAGAACAATTAAAGAAATACGGTATAACTAATTATCTCCAAGGCCGTATAGAAGCTTTGGAAAAACTTGGTTGGATGATTAGAGCAACTATAAAGGCAGCAAAATAATGGCATACGTTAGTTTAGGTCACGCTATTAGAAATATACTTCTTAGAGAAGAAAAAGAACAAAACGTTAATCCAGCCAAGAAAAAAGGGCCTCCTGGTGGAGACTGGGAAGAAGCCAGTGAAGAAGATAGAAAAAGCAAGAGTAAAGAAATTGTCAAATCAGTAAAAACTCCTGGTCAAAAAGAAGTTAAAGAACAGTTGAGATTAAATCCAAATCAAAAAAGTAAAGTTCTAACGCCTTCTCATGAATTTTCCGGTAATCAATTTATTACACCACCAGTTCATATTAAACCTCCTGGAGATACAAGATCTCACGAGAACGATCACGCTCAACGTACAACTAATAAAACTGTGCAAATAAAGAACAAAATCGGTAGCAAAACCCATAATATTGCAGAAAAAGAAATTAAAGAAATTTCTGATTTAGGTGGTGTTACTTCTAGTCAGAGCAATCCGGAACCAGAAGATGGTGGTAAAAAGAAAATCAAAGAACAATGGGATGATGACGCTTATGATGTTATTGCCAATCATAAAAAATCTGAAGCGGGTTATTCAGTTCGTGGCACAGTAAGAGCCAAAAATCATGAAGATGCTATGAAACAATGGCATGGAATGTTACAAAGCAGACATATGAGACATAAAGATGATCCGGCAGGCGATGAGTTTTCTTATGCCGTAACTCATAATAATTCAGGCAAGAAACAAACATTTAATGAGGCTTTTGGCGACGCTGGTTTAACTTCATTGAAAGATGAAGATGGCGGAAAGAAAAAAGTAAAAAAAGAAAGCGCATTTGATACTGCTGGAGGAGATACTCCAATTGGTTCTATGGGCGGTAAAAGTAATCCAGGGCCGTCTGCTCGTATGAATACAGAAGATGGCGGTAAAAAGAAAATCAAAGAAGAAGCTGAAGGCACAAAAGATCGTAAGACAATTGAAAACGTTGCTAGACAAAATTCAGCAACAAGTCCTTTTGATAGAAAATCAAAACTGGCTAAAAACGCCGAGATCAAGACTAAAATTATTGATGAGGGTAAAAAACGCGCAAACACTATTAAAAAAATTGTTAAGGGTGATAAGGGTTCGTCTCCAAGCGAAGATAGCGGTAATGGGCCAACCAAAGTAATCGGTGATGTTGTTTGGAATCCGAATTTACAGAAACCAGATAAAGACACAGTTTCAAATTAAAATTTAAAAAATATTAAATAGTAAAAAGAATTTTAAAAAAGGATTTAATAGATGACTGATAAAACAAAATCAATTTCTGAAGCTCTTGCTGAAGTACAACGCAAAGTTAATGAACAGCGTATGAAGAACGCTGAGAGTAATTGGAATGCAGTTAAAAATGAAAGTTTGTGGGACGACGCTAGAAAATGGGTTGGAGATAGAATGGGGTTGAGAAAACCCGCTGCTAATACAGCAACATCTCAAAATACTACTCCGGCCTCTTCTACTTCTACAACCACGAAGGCTACTTCTAATACACCAAAAATGAGTTACTCAGACTATAGTCAAACCGGCGTTGGCACAGTAGAGCCAACAAATAGACCGCCAGAACCGGCTCCTGGATCGAACGGCAAAGTTCCGGATATACTAGCTCCCACAGTTTCGAAAACTACTGCTGTTACTTCATCCCCCGCTTCTACCATAAAACCAGCACCCGCTGCAGCACCTAAACCAGCCGCTGCAACTCCAACTCCTTCGCCAAGACCAAATGGCGCTCCTTTACCAACTCCCGCCGCTCCTGCTCCACAAAAAAGCCAAATAGCTCAAAACGCAGACGCGGCTATCAACCGTATAGGAAACACAAGCGAATTTGAAGACGGCGGTCCATCAAAATCAAAAGGAAAGAAATCAATGAAAGAAGAAATGTCTCCATTAGTAGCAGCATTCCTGAAGCTACAGGAATCAAAGCCAGCTAATATGTTTGAAGCTGCTAAGAAAATGAAAGCTGTTTGCCCAAATTGTGGCAAATCACCTTGTGTTTGTGAATCAATGGAAGAAGAAAAAGAACTTTCTCCAAAACAAAAGAAAATTGCTGCTCTTGGTGGAGATAAAAAGAAGCTAGACGCTGCTGATTTCAAGGCTCTTCGTTCTGGTAAGAAGCCAATGGAAGAAGAAGTCGAAAAATTATTCAGCGAAGAAGAACTAGCACATTTCGCTTCGGTTATTGAAGGAGACGCGCCTTCTGTTGCTCCTGCTAGAGATGATATTGCAAATCGTTCTGATAAACATGATACAAATTCGGATTACGGTATGGACGAAGAAGCAAAGAAGCGTGGTGTTAAAGCTGGAACAAAGCGTGGGCCTTACAAGCAAAAAGGTTTATCTTCAGGCGAAAAGGACGAAGCTCAAGCAGAAACAAAGAATGTTCCCGCTCAAGTAAGAACAGCGCGTTCTCATTTCTCTGGCGGCAAAGAAGTTGTTACACTTAAGCATCCACAGACTGATAAACAATATCACGTTCCGGTCAAGCACGTTAACGATTTCAACAAAGAATACGCAGCTGCTGAAAAACCTCATGAAAAAAGTGCTGTTGAACGTAAGTTTATGCAAACTCATATGAGCAACTAAGGATATAAAATGCCGCTTATAGCGAATAACATCATTATTAACGGGCAAGATTTCAGTCTTGCCCCTAACAATCAAAGTGTTGACGCCAATGGAGAAATAGACATCGGCGGCGAAAAATATGATCCTGTTGTAAATAACAATCCGGCTGTGGTTAGTTCTACTCGAGGAAATCCTTCAATTGAAGATCATCATATTTTAATAGTTGATGGTAAAGAAAAAATGGTCAGTAGACATTCTTCGTATCTTTTAGATATGTTGACCATAGATAAACAATAATTATAAATACAATTAAATAATTCTTTAAAGGAGAAAAAATAATGGCACAATGGGGTAGAAACGATCAAGGCGTAACTGCTAACAGCACTACTACAAAAGAAACTTCAAATGGCGCGCCAATCGGAACTTATGCGTTAGTTAGAGGCGGTCAAACAGGAACTGCTAACGTTTCTTTTGATTCTAATGCACATTTCGGTAATACATCATCGGGTTCAAGAGCATCTGTCGACGCCGCTATGTACGGTAACGTTACTATAGGAGCTTTTGTTGCAAACAAAGCTGTCGGCGTTTTCGCGGTAAATGCAGCTATGATGTCTACTGTTGGCGGTAACGTTGTATTATCTTACGTAACTTCTGGTGGTTCTGGTTATCAAGCTAACACAGCTAATTTTACTCCGGTAGTAACCAACGGTGGTTCCGGAGCTTCAATTAATGCTGTTGCTAACACAACAACCAACGCTGGTAAAATTACAAGTCTCAATATCGTAACGGCCGGATCTGGTTATATTACCGCTCCTTCGCTTTCTAATTTACCTGCGCCGGCAGCTATTAACATTACAGCGAATACGGTTGGTGTAGTTAATAGTACTTTATTGTTCTCAACAGCAAATTCATACTGGCAAGTTGGCGATAAGTTAACTTACGGAGTTCCTACAGGTAACACTGCTATTCCTGGTTTAACAGGTAATTCAGTTTATTACGTTGCTTTGGCGAATACAACAGGTGTTCAGTTGGCTGCAACTCCTGGCGGTAGCGTAATCACTCTTACCCCTGCAACAACAACTCCGGGTCAAGTTCATACTATTCAAGGTACAACAGCAACTGGTTATGTAGACGTTAATACTGATAATCCAGCCGTTGCGCACACTGGATGGGTTCTAAGAACAGAAGGTACAGGCGGACGCGCTGGTCGTGTATTCTACGAAACTCTTGTTGCTATGGGTTCTATTGGAATGAATACTACTTCTTCTACAGGCGTTACGGGTGTAGCAAACACTGTAACTTCTAACACAGTTGATCAATACGTTTAATAGGTAAATAAATTATGTCTAACAATTCAGTAGCAGTATCACAACTTCCAAACGCTTCAAACGTTGTTGCTACTGATAAAATACTTATATTATACAACGCCATTAGCAATTCTTCAGTTGCTAATGGTTCTCCTTCGGTTAGAACAATTCCTTTAAGTAATTTTTCAAATTGTTTTATTTTATCTAACATTGCACCGGCAAATTCTTCTTCTTATGGAATTGCCGGAAGTATTGCTTATGATAATACACATTTTTACGTTTGTATTTCTAGTAACAATTGGGTGAGAACTACATTAAGTTCTTTTTAAAAATGAATGATAAATTGACTGAAGAAAATTTTTTATTATATTGTGCTCAACATTATGATAACGCAAAATACACGTCCACCGAAGACTTTATGGAAGATCTTAACAGAATTAAATATATTAAAAAACTGATAACTCGTTATATAGAAAATGATGACCTCAAAGAAAGATTGATACTTAATCATATTATTATTTTGAATAATTGTTTTGGACCAGAGGCTTTATGTAAAATTTTATATCTGAAACTTAAACCTCAGATTAAATACATAAAGCCTTTTTTAATTCTTATTAATGTTTTACCTGATAAAATATATAACGTTGGCGAAGAATCTATAATTGATACTGATACTATACCAATGGATAATAAAATAATTGATAAGTTAAGGAAAGTTTAATGAATACCTCAGTAAAAGACGTTAAAAATTTTATTTCCTTTGCAGCCAAACATTT